CCTAGATGATTTAAAGTTGCTATTAAAGCACTACGATAAGCCTTTATTATCTCAATCATTGGCTTGGCATCGTGAAGTAGATTATTTTGAAAATGATAAATCTTATATAAAAAACTTTGCAGGGCTAAAGTCTTACCCATTACATAGAGAAGGTGAAGTAGAAACTCACCCAGATCATTCTAGAGAATCAGAAGAAAAAATTCTTGGAAAATTTCTTGAACATTACTTATGTTACGGTGGTTTTTTATTTGGCCAATCAAAATTTTTGTATGAAATTTCTTATAACCCATTTATACTAATGTCTCCAGAGCAAGAAACGACAGCCCTTAGGGCATCTACTAGAGGCTATAGGTTTTTTAGCTCAGATAGAACAGTTATTTCTACCTTAGGCAAGGGGAAAGATGGGGGCTTTACAGGAGAAAAATACACAGATGATATAAAATATAGTTTTCTTAGGTATAGCTTTGACCAAACTAGAAAAGGTGGACATGGCAAGATGTTTTATTTAGGTCAAAAATTTGGTTTTTGGGGAGCTGAAAACAAAAATTTGTATGATGAATATTTTAAAAAAATACTATAAAACTTACTCACAACAATAGAAAGAAGATAAAATGTCAGATCAATTTAATGTTTACCTATATAACGCAGAGGTAATTAAAGTAGTAGATGGAGACACGTTCAAAATAAATATTGATCTTGGGTTTGAGGTTCACCTTGGGCCAAAGAGCGTAAGACTTTATGGCGTGAACACACCTGAAAGCCGTACTACTAATCTTGAAGAAAAGAAGATGGGGCTTGCCGCAAAAGAATTCACTGATCAATGGATTAAGAAAGCTGGCAGCAAGGTAAAAATCGAAACTATTCTAGATAAGAACGAGAAGTATGGTAGAATACTTGCTAAAGTATGGAACGAAGCTGGCGAATGTCTTAACACAGAAATTGTTAAGGCTGGATTAGCTAGAGAATACTTTGGTATAGGCGATAAAACTTTTGAGGAATTTAAGAAGGCATAATGCAAACTTTTTTACCATACGCAGATTTAAAAGAATCAGTTCGGGTATTAGATTATAGAAGACTTGGAAAACAACGTGTAGAAACTTTCCAAGTCTTAAATATTTTGCTTGACCGTACGCCCACTAAAGGTTGGCGCAACCATCCAGTAACACGTATGTGGTCAGGCTATGAAGCTGCTTTACAGCTGTACCAGAATTACACTATCCAAGAATGGGTAAATAGAGGTTATAAAAATAACATGCAATTTGAAGAAATCACAACAAAGATAGAGATGCCGAGCTGGTTTGGTGATGACACATTCCATAAATCGCACAGATCTAATTTGTTAAGAAAAGATTATAGTTATTATAGCCAATTTTTTGATGAACCCACAGACCTAGAATATAGTTGGCCAGTATGAGTGTTACAGTTTACTTAGCTGGTGCAATGGATTACGTAGGAGACTATGCTCTTGGTTGGAGAAAAGAAGCTACCGAGCTTCTTAAGCAGAGAGACTATAAGGTTCTTGACCCTACTTCCATATCAGAAGACGATACTATGTCAGCTGAAGAAATAGTGCAAAAAAATCTGTTTATGCAGAAAAGATCAGACATTTTGCTGGTAGAATACATGCTAGAAGATAGAGCCTATATAGGCACTGACTTCGAAATGGCATACGCAAAACTAAATGATCAACCAGTAATAGTCATATGTTCAAAGCAAAACAGTGATCGACCTTACATGAAATATATGTCGACAAAACTTGCTGAGAGTGTTGCCGATGCTGTAGAATACATATCAACACATTATCCAACAAACCAATAAAGGAAAAAAATGTCAGAGAATAAGTTCAAATACTTCACAGTAGAAACTGTGACTGTAGTAAAAGCTAATAGCAAAACAGATGCAGAAAAGCTTGCAATGGGCCGTCGTGGTGTACCGGGAGAAGTAATTCTCAAGACCACAGACGTTGAAAGAATCAGTGCGATCCAAGCTCGTAAGCACATCGTTATTTAATTATCATTATTAGCAATCACCAAGCGTGGGGTTCGTCCCCACGCTTGGTTTATCTTTAAGGAAAAAGATGATTTACGGATTAGTCGTAGCTAGAAACGAAGAAGATAGGTATTTAGAAAAATTCCTACAAAGATTATCTACACAGGTAGATAAGATAATTTTTACGGATGATTGCTCTACCGACAATACGGTAGAGATAGCCAAGAAGTACGCACAGGTATACTCTACTTCTGAAAATATGTTTATAAAGCACGAAGGTGCCCTTAGAGCAGAAGCTTGGGCTAACTTAGGCAATCATGCTAAGCCAGGTGACTGGGTTGTGGCAATCGATGCCGACGAAATGCTTTATACAATGGATAATGAATCTATTAAAGACACTCTAGATAAGTCACCATTTGATGTGGTTAATGTGCGTAGATGTGAGATGTGGAATGAAAATTATTACAGAGTAGACAAGATGTGGGCTCCGCATAATACAACTAGAATTTTTAGATATGCTGCCGACGGGTTATATAAGGACAAAAGATTAGCCTGTGGGTCCGAACCTACATACGTAGATGAATGGGTGAGACTTGGTAATTTTTGGTACGAGAACCCATTCATAATGCAGCACCTCGGCTATGCTAGACTAGAAGATAGAATAGCAAAGCATGATCGTTACATGACCCTTGACAAGGGTGAGTTTCATAATATAATACACTTACAATCAATATTGGACAATAACCCAACTTTAATTAATTGGGGTATTTTTGGAAACAAGGCGGTAAACTTAAAATGACAATCATCAATAGCAGAGAAACAATCAAAGAATTGACCTATAAAATGTCAAGAAAAGAACGCTTTGCCTTTGTTAACTTTTCTAGATCAGCACTGCTTGCTGCCACTGGAAAAATACCAGCAGAGAAAAGACCTCCTAAGCCTTTTGTAAAGTCAATCGTAAGTGCGTTAGAAGTAAAAAATAATAATTACATGAAGGCTATTCCTACTCATATGATTGGTCAAGGCTCTGGTTTTTCCGTGAGCGAGATCAAGAGTCTTGATAACGAAAAGATATACGATGCAGGAATGCTAGAATATTATTATGTTTCTAAAAAAGATATCTTTGATTCGTTTGTTGAGCATTACATTAAGTATAGTTCAACACTAGTAGTTTCTTTTCATGAGAAAAAGACTATACAAAAAGTCATAGGATCACCTAAGCATTACTTACAGGTTCCATACAACGACTTTTATGATAAGCTAGACTCAATCTATGAATCTATAATAGCTCATGAAAATATAGACTACTGCATTCTCGACTGCCCAGTTCTAGCATCCGCGTTAGCTCCTAAAATTTGGGAAAATTCAAACATGTCTATATTAGACTTTGGAAAAGTATTTACCATAGCTAGCAAGTAGTTTTTATGCGAAGAGGTTCGAGTCCGCATAAAGACAACGATGATACAGAATACATGGTAGACTTACTGATGGAAACATCTATGTCTTTAACTGAGATAGCTAAAGAACTAGGTTGGTCAATCAATGCTTTAAATAAAAAAATCAATCAATTAGGTTTGAACTGGATAAAAACTAGACATAAAAAAATGTCAAGAGGCCAGGCAGCTTTGACTGATATAATGCAAAAGCTATTGCCGAATGAATCCATAGTAAGCGAACACCATATTGGTGATAGATTGAAGCTTGATATATACTGTCCTAAGTATAAGATAGCTGCAGAGTATCATGGTCGTCAGCATTTTTATTATACTGGAAGATTCTTTAATTCAAAAGAAGACTTTGAAGAGGCAGTTGAAAGAGACGAAAAAAAAGCAAGACTCTGTCAAGAACAGGGTATAGCTCTTTTAGTCTTTAGGTATAATGATAAGCTTACTGAAGAGGCAGTTTTTTCTAGAATACTAGAAGCAATAAAAAACTATGTTCCGTCAGAAGAAAAGCCTGATAAATATAATAATAAAATATCCGAAAGCAAGTTCTACCAAGACGCAAAAAAAAGATACAATACTATCCAAAGAAAAAGATATAAAGAGCTAAAGGAAAAAAATGGCAACAGAAGAAAACAATAACAATTATCCGATTGAATATCAGATATTTGCACTATGCCTAAGACACCCTGGTTCAATAAATTTTTTCCATGAGAACTTAAAGGCAGAGATAGTAGGAATAAACCATGGAGAAAATGGTGTCTTCGAATTCTATAACGCAATCCTGGCTTTCCATAAGGCAACTCAGCTAGATATAGTAGATCCAATAGCTTTTAGATCTTGGCTACAAACAGAGACTGAAATATATGAAGCTCTAGGTGGACATGTAGGCACCCAGGCTATGTTTGATATATTAATGAACATAGACTTGTCGAGTGCAGAGTCAATACTAAAAGTCATAGAGCACAAGGCTAATAAAAGAAAACAGATAGACTATCTACAAGAGCTGCAGATTTTAATTACACAAAAATCAAGCAAATCAGATGAAGACATAGAAAGAATATCTGTTTTAACTAACAAAATTAGAGAATTAGAAAATGAGATTAACTACAATCCATTAGAGAATGTTACTACAGCAAGCGATATAGCTGGTAGAGCAGAAGAGCTTCTGGTAATACCAAATTTTTTACCAACTCAATTCAAGTCATTGAATAGAGCGATGGGCTATACTGACGAGGGAGGCTTCTTCAAAGGGGCCGTACACGCTATCATAGCTCCTTCTGGCAAGGGTAAAAGCACGTTCGCTAAGTGCTTAGTTAACCATTGGGTTGAGGTCGGTTACTCTGCTTTGTTTATTAATTTTGAAGAAGCTATATCCCATTGGGAAAGAGTCCTGATGACTCAAATCATAGGGCAAAATGTTTATTCTGAAGCAGGCAAATGGTCTCAGCAAGAAAAAGATAAGCATCTAAAAACATTTAAAGATAAGATGGAGCAATGGGGTGACCGATTCATGGTAAGACATGATCCAGAAACACCCTACTTTGAGGACCTAGAGAGATGGCTCAGAGACATTATGGGTCACAATGCAAAGCTCCCAGATGTTATCGTGATAGATACAATACAATCTATGTTCACCCGAGGCGGAAAAGGTAAGCCAAGATGGGGTGAATTTGAAGAGATGATGGTGCGCTTAGAGAAGTTGGCTAGAGACATGAACTGCGCATTCATAATAACCGCACAGGAAAACTCTAATAGAATGAAAGAAAAAAGAGAAGTGGTCCAGCAATCAGACACTGGTGGCTCACTTGCTATCCAGCAAAAGTGCGCAGTGACTATCTTTATAACAGATAAGAAGCTAGCTTCTGGCGATGAGTCAGAAGAAGATTACGTAATGCAATTACAGATACCAAAAAATAGAATAACTGGGTCTACATTCGTATACGACCCACCTCTAGTAAGATATAATGATACTACCAAGTCTTATGAGGACTACGAAGTTGTAACAAACGATACATATTCTACTTCATCTTTACTAGATGATTTATTAAGTGGAGACTTTTCTTAATGATAAAAATAACGCCTAAGGCGATCAAGGATTTTCAAACATGTGCCTTGCTTTTTGATTATAGGTATAATCAGAAGCTTCCAGAAACGATCCTTAGTAGAAATGTTGTAACTGAAAGATTTGAGAATACATTAAAAAATGTAATAAATTTCTTTCTATACAAAAGACAAAGCGGTCAAACGCCATCTTACGCAGCAGTGTTGAATAGGTGGGAAAAACTTTGGTTTCCAAAGGACACTTCGGCACAAGATATTATAAACGATAAGCATGAGAGCGCGTACGGGAACATGGCTA